AAATTTTATAACGCCTTATTTAAATCAAAATAATATAAAAATTGTCCAAATTGGAGATAAATCTGAATCTTTATTTGTAGAAGATTGTTATATTACAAATGGTCAAACAGATTTTAATCAATTAAGTTTTTTAATTAAAAATGCAGAATTATTATTAGGAATAGATAGTTTTCCTATACATTTAGCTGGACATCATAATATAAATATTGTCGGACTATATTCTAATATGTACAAAGAACATTCTATGCCGTATTGGGGAGATAAAACTAAACAAATTTTAATGGAAAGTCACAGAAATGGACTAAAACCTTCTTATGTTCAAAATGAAATTATAAAAACTATAAATTTAATAAATCCAGAAGAAATCGCTAATAATGTTTTAAATCTTTTAAAAATTAAATCAAATATAAACCTAAAAACTATCTTTGTTGGTCAACACTATAAAAATGCAATCATAGAAATGATTCCGTCAAATCCAGTAAATACAAATTCTTTAAACATTCCGCATATAAACGTAAGAATGGACAAAGAATTTAATTTGAAAGTGCTAGAACAACAATTAAATATTTCAAAAGTTGCAATTATAACAAATAAATGTTTACCAATAGACTTATTAAAGTTTTATAAAGAAAACATTGTAAGAATTACATTTTTTATAAATTCAAATTTCGACCATACCTTTTTCGAAGAATTTATTAACTTAGGAATACCATTTGATCTTGCTTCTCAAGAAAGCGAGGATGAGATTAATAAATTAAAAATTAAATATATGGAGTTTGGTAATATTTTTAAAATAGATAATAAAAATCTATTAAATGATATAAAAAATTTAAATAATTTACAATTTAAATCAAATAAAAAAACTTTTTATAATAATAAAATGTATCCTACAACTTATCATGCTTTTAAAGATATACCATATAAAAATTCAGATTTTTTTGAATTTAATAATTTAATAGATTTAGACGACTTAAATTTTATAAGAATATTTCAATAAAGTATTGACAGATATATAAATATTTTTTATAATATAAAAATGAAAGATACTCTCTCAGAATCAACAGTAATTCAACCTAATATAAAATTTCTTTCAGAAAAAGTAGAAGTTGATCCCATCAATAAACCTGGAACATTATTTAAAAGAAATAAGTATGGTCTTATTGAAGATGAAAATATCAAATATATTTTTAATAACGATGGATCTATAAATTGGAGAAAAATGGTAAAGCAAGAATATCTTGTCCCAAATCGCCAGAAAACGCAAGAATTAGATGTTTCTAAATTGGAAGATAAAGATTTATTGATCCTTTTAGGAGGCATAAAAGAGCTAGCTCAAATTCGTGGCTATTCTAAAGTAGAATATAAAGTCGTTGCAGCTTCTGAAACTTACTTCGCAACAAGCTGCAGAATTACATGGCTCCCAAATTATGAAACCGAAAACAAAGAAATAATTTTTGAATCGCTTGCAGATGCAACTATAAATAATACTAAATCTTTTGCAAGATTTTTTCTAGCAGCAATAGCAGAAAATAGAGCTTTTGTTCGTTGCGTAAGAAATTTTTTAAAAATTAATATTGTATCTCAAGAAGAGCTTGGGGATGTAAAATTAATTGAAGACCAAAATCATATGGAAAATCCAACATCTCCTTATGCTTTATTAGAAAAAGTAATGAAAGACAAAAATATATCTTTTGACCAATTAAAAAGTAAATTAATAAAGGAAAATTTCGAAAATTCAGAAAAGATAACCTCTGTTGCAGATATACCAAAATTAAAAATTTTTGAATTAGTAGAAAGAATAAAAAAAATAAAAAATGAAAAAAATCTTTAATTTTTTTAAAAAAAATAATAAAATAGAATTTGTCTGTTTATTAAAAGATGTAAATCCGGATATTTTATATCCACCCATGAAAGCTTCTGAAATGCCATTACCAAATTGGTATAAGCAAAGGGCGAAAGTATTTAAAAATCAAATAGAGACTGCGAAATGTCCATTCAAAATTCATCCAGCGATAGGAGACATCATAAGATGCCCAGGAATAAAAGATTTAATGAATTCTGGTTATACCGTAAGAATGTGGGCTGATTTTTATATAGATTTGCCTAAAAATCATCCGGCTAGTGCGAAAGAGCTTCAGTATGGATGGGGAAGAAATTTGCAAAATCTACCAGAATTATCACAATTTTGTGGAGTTAGCTCTCATCATCACTCGCAATTTCCAAATATTTTTAATAAAGCTCGTACATATCCTTTGATTATTAAATTAAATTTCCCTTGGAAAGTAAAAGCTCCAAGAGGAGTAGCTTTCTATATGTTGCCAGAGTATTATTCAGATAATGATAATTTCGCAATAACTCCTGGCGTATTTGATACCACTTATACAAATCAGGTAATTTGTAACTTACAAATCTTTATGCAAGAAGGTAGATTAATTATTCCAGCAGGAACTCCAATGTGCAAATTAATTCCTTTTTATAAAAATGAAAATTTTAATACGTCTATAACTAATATCAAAGATAGTGGAACCCAAGTTATTACAGAGCAAATACACACCCTGAGAAGTTTTAATAATAATTACGAGACTCTTACGAGAGAAAGATCAACGATGTTTGATCTATTCACTGATTAATTATCTCCAGATAATATTAACCCGACAAATCCTAAACTTCCCAAGCCTTCTTCGTAAGAATCAAGTCGAGTAGATTGATTATTAATAATAAAATTATCAAAAGTAAAAGTATTTTTTATTGCATTAGAAGAAAAATCTCTTAATTTTAAAATCAGAGAATTATAATCTGAAGTTTTTATATTTTTTCTTATATCATTAAAATCAAATTCATCTAATTTAAAATCAAAATTTAATCCTAATAAAATAGGATAAGCCAATTGAATATCTGTTGGTAAATAATTACCAATTTCATAAATATCATTTCTATTTGTAGATATAACTAACTGCAAAGATCTAACATCATTTTTATTAAAATTATTATTAAAACTAACGTCTAAATAATTAAAGTTATAAATTGGCAAAGACCCTGAATTTGTAATTAAAGTATAATTGCCAGTATTATTAAGACTCGCCATGTCTCCGTAAATAGTGCAATTTGCATCTATAATTATTGGATTGCCATAATCATATTTTAAACTATATCTATTTAATGCCCCACTATAAAAATTTAAATATCTATCCCCATACTGTATGCAACCGGAAAATAATTTATTTCCAGTATACTGAAGGAATGGATCATATATATTTCCATACAAACTAACAGATAAATCAGCACGAACTGGCCCAGAAACAGAATCTGAGACCCCCGAACTATCAATCGCATATATTAAATCTATATTGCTTCCATATGAAACATTTAGATTAGTAATTCCAGAGACTAATTTAGCATTAATATATAAATTTTGATTGAAATTATCGCTATACATTGTATAATATTACACTTATAAGGTGTAATAAATATTAAGGTAAAAGGTATATGCCAAATATTAATGATATAATTAGCGGATGGAGATCTTCTGTAACATATCCAAAGTTTGGAATTACTTCAGGAGATGATGGCAGATATTATTATTCTTTAAAAGATAATAATTTAAATAATACCCCCGATTCAAATTTAGGCACATTTTGGGATGGGTATGTTTTAATAAATTCTCAATATGTTCCTGATTTTTTCTGGCAAGCATCTTATACATCAGTAGCTCAATCAAGCCCAAGGATTGTAAAAGTGCAATTTGGTAATGGATATCAAAAAAGAATACCTGACGGATTAAATACAAATTTATTAACTTTTCAATTAAATTTTGAGGCAAGAAAAGAAAATGAAATAAATAGTATTATACATTTTTTACAACAAATGAATGGTCAAAAATCTTTTATATATAATCCTCCAGCAGTTTATGGAAAAACTTCAAATTATAATACTAGATATATTTGCCCAAATTGGGAAGTAACTTACAATTTTTATCAAAATTATAGTTTAAGAGCAACGTTCGAAGAGGTTTCGGCTTAATATGTCAGATCAACTTTATACACCACCAACAGTTGGCCTGCCCCCTTTATCAAATGGGGCAAATATATTTGAATCCATAGTTTCTGGATCTCAGCAAATTAATGCTGAAGCTGCGTCTTTAACTCCTTCGGCCCCGATATGCCTATATGAAATTGACTTTTCAGAAATATACCCTCAAACAGCCTCTATAACAGCAATAAATCAACCATTAACCAATGGAGTATTAAGAATATATAACGATTATAATATATTTAATTCAAGCGCAATCAGAGGAAGAATATACTGGCAGGGAAATTATTATTATCCATTTCCAATAATAGCAGAAGGATTTGATATAAATTCTGCTGGCACACTACCGACCCCAAGATTTGTTCTTGCAAATATAAGCCCTGACGACGGAAATAATTCTTTTTATAAATATATAAGAATGCAAATACAATCTTTAGGAGATTTAGCTGGATGTAAATTCACAAGGATTAAAACATTTTTAAAATATTTACATCCTAATAATTTTATCAATAATCAAAACCCATATAATGTTAATGGCAAAATGTTTGAAATGGAATTACCAAAAGATATTTTTTATATAGATAGAAAAAGTTTAGAAAATAAAACCAGCATAGAGTATTCATTAAGTTCAATATTAGATTTGGAAAATGTTAATTTACCATCGAGAAATTTTTTAGCAGAAAAATGTCCATTTCAATATCGAGGAGAAGGATGTTGTTATGAATACAATAGAAGAAAAACAAATAAACATAGCGGTGTTTATGGTGGATGTGAAAACATACCAGAAAGTTATGTATCTCTTCCTTTGGAAGCTCCTCCTGTATCTACAGATAATGATGAAATATTTTTAGAACAAATTTTTACAGGTATAAAAGATGCCGGAGGATGGGGAGATAATTATAGATTTAGTGGAATAATGTATTCCAGAATAAATAATCCAACTCTAACTAATTCTTCGTTCACTAATTTTAGTCAAACCAATTTA